TTAACTCGCTGGTTAGTTTGAGTGGCGATTTGAATCTTATTTGATAAATAAATATGAAATTTATATCTTTGCAGCGATGGATTTATGTTGGCGGAAATTCAGTTCCTAACGCACTTCGAGCGTTAGCGCAAGAGATCGAAAGATTTCAAGATACCGATATTCCTGACGATGAATATTTCTATGATTATTCCATGGATTCAAATGTTGAAATTTCATATTCTGAAGATTCAGAAGATAACGAATGTTATCGTGCTGGAATCTGCATGAGTTGGAAAAGTGTATTTGAAGATTAAATATTTAAACTAGATTGAATCACATAACCCACTTCGGTGGGTTTTTTGTTCTCTGAAATATCCTCGTTGAATTATTCACTTTACTCCTGTTTATATGTGATTATGAACGCACTATTCGCACATTATCCGCATTTAGCCGCTCGCTTGTTCGACGTGCCGTTGTTAATCCATCCCGCCAAGCTGGATGCGATTCTGCACGGACTTTCTCAGCGACTCGGCGTTGACTATCCAGAGCCTCACGCTTATCTGCCGCTAACCTCCCGCAAGGAAGGTGAGGCGTATCGCGTTAAGAATGGGGTGGCGCTGATCGATGTGTTCGGGATTCTCGCACATCGCAGCGGAGGCATGAATCCTGATTCCTCCGCGATTCAGAGTTATGAGGCGGTGGCCGATCAGTTGCGATCCGCTCTATCCGATCCCGTGGTATCGTCGATTCTGATGCAACTCGATTCTCCGGGTGGAGAAGTATCTGGTGCATTTCAACTGGCCGAGCAGATTTATCAGGGTCGTTCGATCAAACCGATTCATGCGCTGGCTAACGATCTTGCGACGAGTGCCGCCTATCTGATCGGTAGTGCAGCTACTACGCTAACGGTATCGCCAACCGGACAGGTGGGTTCTATCGGGGTAGTGATGCGTCATGTTGATGTATCAGCGGCGATGGAGAAGGATGGGGTTAAAGTCACCTTCATTCACGCGGGAGCGCATAAGGTGGATGGCAATCCTTACGAGCCATTGCCGGAAGACGTTAAAGCGAGATTGCAAGCGGATGTGGATCACTACTACAACTTGTTTGTTGATGCTGTAGTTAAACATCGGAATCTCGATCCCAATCAAGTTCGTGCCACAGAAGCCGGTATATTCGTAGCTGAGGAAGCGTTGCGGATCGGATTGGTGGATATGATCGAACAGCCGCACGATTGGATTAATAGATCAATTTCTGGATTTACAAGTTCCATAAGCATGAAGGAGTCCTCAGTGGATAAACATGAACTGAAAGCGGAAGAAGGATTGAATTCCGTGGTATATGATGCGTTGGCGGATTTGGCCGACGAACGTGGTCAGTTAATCTCGCAACTGGAAAATCGTGTTGAAGAACTCGAAGCTTCTCTCTTGAAAGAAACCGAGCAAGCCAAGACGTTCTTCGACCGCATGACTCAGTTGGAGGCCGAACTGCTCGATCTGAAACGGGCCGAGCGTGACAAGGCGGTAATCGAGTTGTTTGCTGATCTGAATCGCGAGGTGACGCCGGAAGCGATGTCGCCTTACCTGAACATGAGCGCCGATCTGTTTGCAGTGGTGGCGGAAGATATGCGCTCGCTGAAACCGAAGTCTTTTTCGGAGAACCTGTTTCGAGAAATCGCGACGGGGAGCATGAAAGAATCTGCGACGGAAGCTTCGCTCGCCGCGCAGTTGTATAACCAAGTCGCGGGGATCAAATGATGGCGACCTATTCGGAGCCGGTTCGTAGTTATGAAGCTATCCTGAGCGATCAGGGTAACATCTCGTATGAAAATGTGACTGTTGGTGTCGCTGCGGATTTGACCGCTGGCACCGTGTTGGGTAAGAAGAAGTTCGTGCAGGCCGCTGCGCCGATTCCGACCGTGGTTGGTACTGGCAATGGCACGATGACCCTGCTGCGCTTCGGTCCAGATGTGCAGGTCGGTTCGTATGTGATCAAATGCACGACCAAGGTCTCTAACGGTGGCGTGTTCTCGGTAACGGCTCCCGATGGAACCGTACTGCCGACCTTGACGCTGACGCCGGGTAGTACCGGCACCACGGCTTATGCCTCCACGCATCTGTCGTTCTCGATCACTGATAACACCGATTTCGAAGTCAACGATACCTTCACGGTGGCGGTGACCGCTGGTGGAACTCCGGTAGTGGTCGGTGGCACTGGCGATGGCGTCATGAGTGCCATTACTCTCGGCAAGTATGCGCAGTTGGGCACTTACAAAGTGCAGTGTAAAGCCGCTGTTTCCGATGGTGGAGACTTCGAGATCACCGCGCCTGATGGCAGCGTCGTCGGTCGGTTCGTGATGGGCACGACTGCTGGTACTGCCGCTTCGTTTACATCGGATCATGTGAACTTTACCCTGACCGATGGTAGCGGTAACTTTGTTATCGCCAACTACTTCAACATCATCGTCGCCAATCAGTCCGCCGTCACCGGCTACTACTACGCTTACGATCCGACCGCCGTGGATGGCACTCAGGAACCTTGTGCGGTGTTGGTGGAACCGGCTCTGGCCGCGAGCACGGCTGCTGCCGCTAACGCCCTGGTGCGCCTCGGTGAAGTCAAGAGCGCCGATCTGACCTGGAAGGCGAACGTTACCGCCGCGCAGAAGGCGGCTGCCGCCAAACAACTGCTGGCTAATTCAATGATCGTGGTGAGGAGTTAAGACCATGTTTGACATTTATCGCGACTACTTCACCCGCGAGAACTTGATGGCCTCCATCGCCAAGGCGCCCTATATTCCGGGTCGCTTGGCCGAGTACTTCGAGTCCATGCCGCTGAGCAGCACGGTTCTGGCGCTGGAATCCAGCCCGACCAACGGAGCATCGATCCTGGCGGGTGTGCCGCGTGGTACGCCGAGCAAGGTGGAAACTCTCGAACGGCGGGCGGTGTATACCTTCACCACCAGTCACTATCGGGCCGATGGCAACGTCTATGCCGACGAGGTGCTAAACGCGCGGGCGTATGGAGCCACTGGTGCGGCCGAGATCATTACCCAGCGTCGGGATATGTTGCTGGCTCGGATGCGCCGCGACATCGATCTGACTCACGAATCGCTGCGGATGACGGTCGTCAAGACCGCCACCAATGCGTTTGGGACTATTCCTGGTTCGCAGCAGATCGCGCTGAATACCGATGCCACCAAGACGCGGAAGGAAATCTTTGACAAGATCATCGTTCCCATCGAGTCGGCGCTGGATGGGATTCCGTCCACCGGCATCGTGGCGCTGTGCGGCGATACCTTCTGGGGCAAGCTGATCGAGAACGCGGCGGTCAAGGCGACCTTGCTGAACTACTCGATGGCCCAGAGTCTTCGCAACGATCCGCGCGAGACCGTGTTTTTTGGTGGGGTGCAGTGGGAACGCTATCGCGGTACCGGCACTGTCATCATGACCACGGGTGAAGCTCGGGTGTTCCCGGTCGGCGTTCCGCAGATGTGGGTGCAAGCCTTTGCGCCGGCTGATGTGATGGGCGAGGTAGGGGCTGGCATGTTGGGTACGCCGTACTATCCGCAGGCGATTCCGAGTTCCGACAATCGCCGCTGGTATCTGGAAATCCAGACCAACTGCGTGATGGTTTGCACTCGTCCGACCGCTGTGCTGACGATCACCACCGACTGATGAGCTACTGTACCTACGATGACCTGCTCCTCAACTTTGGGGAGCAGGAACTCGAACAGGTGGCGGATAGAGACCGTGATGGATCGGCGGACGATGGCGTTCTCAATGAAGGGATCGCCTTCGCCACCGATCTTATCGATGGGTACTTGCGCAATCGGTACACGTTACCGTTGACCACGGTTCCGCGCAGTTTGACGGGCGTTGCCTGTGATATTGCGCGGTATCGGTTCTATCAGGATCAACCGACTGATCTTGTCGTATTACGTTACAACGCGGCAATTCAATGGTTGCGGGATATCGCTGATGGCCGGGTGGGCTTGGACGTGGCAACAACACAATCTGAATCTGCGCAGATCGCATATTCACAACCGTCTGCAATCTTTACCGAATTGGAATGGTAGTGAGCAGCACGACCGTTTATCCCTATCTGAGCGCCATCGCGACGGCATTACAGACCGGCTTAAGCCTGCAATGGCCGGTACTGAACTACGCGAACTTGGAAACCCTGACGATTCAGGGAACGCCACAGATAGCGATTGTGATGGAAGATACGACCGTTCGTGAAACCCTTGGCAAAGGACGCCAGATCAAGACGGTGCGATTCGATCAAATCATTACGGTGATGACGATATTGCGCGATGCCAGCGATCAATCAGTGACGGATTCCTTGTTAATCGAATTGGGAGAATGGCAGGCGAACGTTCTCCGAGTGTTATGTCGGGACGTGCTATCGGTGGGTGGTCCCTTGAGAATTCTCGATCTTCCAAAACCCGAAGCGGTGGCTGGCGGTGCGATTGCTGGCAGGATTCGGTTGGGGTTGCAATTTGCGTTTGAAGCGGAGTAATACTTATGGCTGGTTTGCGCGGTGCGGGTAAAGTTTATATTAGTGTATTGAATAACGGGGTATATGGTGGCTATTTGGATATGGCCAATATTGCTTCGTTTGTTATTGGCAATAGTGGTAACGATACCGTTACCTTGAAATCGACGGCTCCCACCAATTATGGAGCGGTGATCGGTTCGGCGACGACCCCTGGTGATGATACCATCAGTATCGAATTGAACCAACCGAATCGCAAGAATCTGACCAATATGTTGCTGGGTAGCGATACCGCCGTGGCGGTCACGGGCGATACCGCAACTAACGAAGCGATCACGCCGCTGTCGTTGGGTTCCTTCCTGCCATTAACGAAACGGCATGTTTCGGCGGTATCGATCACGGCCAAGGATGCCGATGATGTGAGTACCTGGGTAGCGGATACCGTTACCGCCTTGGGGACGTACATCAAACCCACCACGCCGAACACCTATTATTATAAGTGTACGGCTCGCGATACTGATTTCAAAACCCATGCCACCACGCAACCAACGTGGCCGACCGCGATTGGCGCGACGGTGGTTGACGATGCGGTGACGTGGACCAACATGGGGCTGATCACCAAGTCCGCCTCCATTGATTACGATGTTGATGAAGATAATGGGCTGATCGAGATTCGTAGCGGCGCGACTTCCATTGAGTTGAATCGGGTTCTGAATGTCGATTATACCTATGCAAGCTACAGTGGCTACACCATCGATGCGCGCACCCAGAGTTCGTTGAACTGCAAGGTGTTGTTTATTGGCGAGAATCTGGACAGTGGCGAACTGATCCGCATGGTGGCGAATGATGTTGAGTTGTCTCCAGAAGGTGATTTCAGCTTGATTTCCGCTGATGGTGAGTTCCTGGCCTTCACGTTGTCGGGTATTATCACGGTACCTGAGAATGAGACGGTTCCGTTCACCTTGGAAGTGATTTCCTAAGTTGATTAAAGGAGGCTCGCAAGAGCCTCCTCATTACACGAGGATAGTATGTATCAAGTTACCCGCGAGCTAACCTTTGGTGATCTGAAAGTTACCGTTAAGGAACTAACGGTTGCCGAAGTAAGAAAGTGGTTGAGCGATCCGTCGATTCTTGAACAGACTGAATTTGATGTACTAACTGGATTGATGGCCTTTGATGATATTGGTGTAAATGATCTTTATCGTTTTACTGATCTCAAAAAGGAAGATACTGAAAAGCTTGCGCCATCGGCACTCAAGAAGATTGCTGCTGTTGTGAAAGAACTGAATTCAGTTTTTTTCAACGAGTACCTCCCAAGACTCAAAGAGGTACAGAAACAAATCGAGCAAAACTCACCACAAAAGCACTCGAACTGAGTGTTTCAGGACTCGTCCGCTTGGGGCACTCCCAAGCATGGACGTATCCTTGGTCAGTATTCATCTCTGCTTGGGAGGAATACGATGACTACCTCAAAGCATTAAGGAAAACTTAGTGGTCGCTAATTCTCTTTCACTGATTATAAAACTACTTGTTGAAACAGGTAGTTCTAAATCAACTATCGATAGTTTAAAGAAGGCATTTTTAGGTCTTACGGCGGCTACTGGAACCTTTTCTATTACGAGTGCTTTTGTTGAAGCAAACCGCGAAATTGAAAAACTGCTTCGTGGTTTAAATGCTATTTCATCTGGTAGAGGTGATGTTTATTTTGAAAGATTAGCTAATTCCGCAGAAAGAATCGGTATTCCAATCAAAGAAGTAGCTCAATCTTTCTTGGAAGTAAATGCCGCAACAAAAGGTACTTCATTTGAAGGAACAAAGACTCAAGCAATCTTTGAAGCTCTTGCTAATGCGTTAAGTACCACTGGTGCCGATGCGGTTAGATTTAATCGTGGATTTCGAGCATTAGGACAGATTCTATCAAAAGACCAGTTATTTGCTGAAGAGTTAAGGCAGCAATTAGGCGAGGCTTTACCGACTGCTATTCAAGACTTTGCGCGGGCTTTAAGGATTTCCCCAGCGCAACTTTTTAAATTCATGGAACAAGGCGTTATCAAGGGAGAGGATTTACGCAGAACATTAGTTCTTGTAACAAAAGAATGGCAAAAAACATTTAAGATTGTTGATAAACAGAATTTTACTGTCGATCAAAAACTTGCACTTGTTCAAAACCAATTGCTTTTATTGTTTAAAATTATTGGTGATACTGGAATATGGAGAGCGTTTGGTGATTCGATTCTTTATGTAGAAGGATTATTAGTTGACGCTAGAAGTGGAATTAGGAATTTAGATGCAGAAATTAAAGCTATTTATAAAACTATTTCTCAATTTGCTAGCGATGTAAAAAATGATCTTGGTGGATTTGGAGACGATTTAGGAAATGCATTAAACAATGTAGAATTTTCACCGACTGGATTGATTCGTAATTTTAGATTTCTATTCCAAGCATTACCAAATGAAGCAAGACTTGCTTTACAGCCCATAGAAGATGCTATTGCTGGTATTGATTTTGGAAAGATTGTAGCTGGTGTTGCAACTGCGTTTCAAGGAATCGGTCAAGGAATTGGCGTATTTGCTGCTTCTACAAAAGATTTATTTGAAACATTTGCAAGACAAGCTGGAATATTCGATCAAATTCCAGTACAGTTCAAGAATGTTGTTGTTGCTGGAATAAAGGATTCGTTTTCTGATATTTATGAGTTTATATTATTAAAAATAAATGATATAGGATATGCGTTTAATAAACTTGCATTAGATTTCAAATTAACTTTTAAGGATATTTTTGGTACTCAAACTGGAGTTGAGGCTGTATTAGCCGATATTAAGAAATTAGATGAAGCTTACAAGCAATCAGAAATTACCATCAAAGAAAGAAAAGCTATTGTTGCTTCTACATATCAAGAAGAAGTTGGTAAATTAAAGCAACTCACTACAGCTATAACTAACGAAGGCTCTCAATGGAGAGAAAGAACTAATACGGCTTTTTCTGGAATTGCAGATGCTATTTCAAAGAATTTTGATCAATTAAATATTAATCGTGGAATTGAAAGACAGAATGTATTATTACAACAATCTAGCGATAGAGAAAAGCAACGCTCTTTATTTCATAAAGAATATATCGACAACTTAAGTGCTGAAGCTAGAGTCAAGAATCCGTTATTAATTATTTCAAGAGAGCAAGCAAAATTAGAACAAGATAAACTAAAACTGAGTCAATCTTATAACGATTCAGTAATGGATGCTACTGCATCGCAATATAAGCGTTGGGCGCAACAAGGTCAGATCACTCAAGAAGCTGCTGCATTCTTCGAGAAATCAGCAAAAGATAATGCGGCTTATAAGGCATGGATGCAAGCGCAAGATGCGGTTGATAAATATAACCAGGAAGTTAAAAAGAGTGCTGGTGTTAGCGAGGCAGAAGTAGCGGCTCGCAAAGAAACACTCGATGCTTTAAGAGAACAAGCCAATCAACAACTTGCTTATGCTTCTTCTAAGGCTAAAGAAATTGGAGATGCTAATAGACTTAAAAAAATCTATGAAGAACAAACTGCGTTAATTGAAAGTCAAGGTAAAATACAGCAAGACTTTCAAAAGGTATTAAAAAATGCAGAGATTAATACTCTTATTGTAGCTCCATCTGAAGATAATGCAAAAGCAGTTATAAATGATACACAAAAGAAAATTAGTGAAATAAAACCTGGCGTAGTCGTTCCAACTACTATCGATCCAGCAACTCAAGAAGTGGTTCGTGAATACGAAGACCCTATCACTAAGCTCCCAGATGCCACTCAATATGTAAAACGAGTTTATTCTGATTCTTCTGGAACCTCTATCCCAACTCCACAACGTCTTGGTGGGCCTATTCCTGGTTATGGTGGTGGTGATCGATTGCATTATCTGCTAGAGCCGGGCGAGTTCGTCTTACGCAAGGAAGCGGCGCGTTCCATTGGAATAGGACAGTTGGAACAAATGAATCGGCTTGGTGGGAAATTTAGGAATTCTTTGATCGATAATGTCTCGCTTCCACGGATGGCGAGTGGGGGAGAAGTGACCGGAGCACCCATCGTGATCAACGTTCCAGGACAGAAGTCGATTCGGCTATCTGGTTCTCGCGATCAAGCCGTCGCCCTCGCCAATCTGTTGACCAGCGTTGGGAGAGCCGCATGAGAAGTCTTGGTAGCGTGCAGTTCACCAGTCGCGACGAGTCGCAAATCGAATGGACGGATCGGTTGGACTGGCAGCCCATCGGTCAGACGATTCGGTATGCGCTCGCGGGTAATCCCGTGGTGATGGAGAACGCGCGGGGTGGACGACCGATCACCTTGACCGTGGAACTACCATGGGGCTGGTTATCGGTCGCTACCGTTAATTCACTGATTAGTTTGGCTGAAACATCGCAAAGTTTGGCGTTTGTTTATGATTCTTTTTCATGTACGGTACGCTTTCGGCGTGATTCTGGACCGATGCAATTGGTTCCCGTCGATCCACGCCGTTTGTATTATACCGGTTCTATTTATCTTATTCAGGTAGATTAATATGGCGATTGTTGGTAGTGAATTGGTTTATTATGCGTCAGCCGTGGTGAATGACACCAGCAGTAACGGGGGCAAGATTTCCGAGAACGAAGTAGTGTCTGGGGGAAGTAATACGTGGTGGCCCAACGTTCCCGAAGCTACGTTGACGACGGGGGCCACGCAATGGCGTAAAGGCTTCGTGCGGGTGGATAATGCCGCTAATGAGACCGCCACCACGTTGCGAGTGGGCTTGTGGCGGCCTACGGCGGGCGAGGACAGCCTCTATCTCGCCAAGGGCACGCAAACCAACATTCAGTCTGGATTTGGCTCTCCGGCGCTCTACGGGGTTGGCGCGCTAGATGACAGTGTGTTGACAGGCGCGAACTCGATTGATGTGCTGGTGGAGGATGGCGCGGTTATCATCTTTCGTGATGGAGAATCGATTCGTATCAGCAACGAAACCAGTTTGGGAACAGGGGGCACCGCCGAGATTCATACCATCAGTGGCACACCTTCCGTGTTGGGCGATGTCGTCACCATTACCTTGGCGGGCACGCTTGCCAACGATTACAGTGATACCAATACCTACGTGTCCTCGTTGATTGAGGAAACAGGGGTCGCTGGAGCCACCACGGGCAAATCGGTGACGAGTGCCGCTGGCACCTTCTCTGAAGCGTACATGGTGGTGGGGAATTTGGGATCGATCTATCAGACCGTTACCTTCACCTTCACCAGCGCGACTGCCTTCAATGTAACCTCCGATGCGGGGATCACCTTGGCGGGAGGTACTCGCGATACCACGTATGCGCCAACCAATGTTGGGAAAGGCGCTGCTTATTTCTCGGTTCCAGCGACGTGTTGGGGTGGTACCTTTGCCACGGGCAATACCGTAGTAATTACTACGATCCCGCCATCCGTTCCTATTCTTGAGAAACGGATTGTTCCGGCGGGTTGCACGGCATTTGGTTCACAGAGTCGTGGTTTGATGTTCTTCGTCGAGTCGTAACATGTCCGAACTAACGACCGCCACGCTTTCAGTCTCGTTCTCTGAACGTAGCGGTCGTATTATCTTGGTGCAAGCCACTAAGCGTTTTGATGGTACTGGTAAATTAATTGTACACTGTTATTCTTCGATACCGGCTGAATATATCGCTTCAGTAGGAACGGCGACTGGCGCTGAAATGCGCTCCAGATATATTTGGGGAGAAGGCGTAACGTTTTCAGATAGTAGAACAGCTACTCTGAAATACCCAAACGCCACAGGCGTTACTTTCGATCTTACTCGTTCGGTGTTTATGAGAAAGAACACTAATAGATTAGGACGAGTTACTTTTAGCAGAGTGTATCCCGCTATTACTTACGATAGTGATAATGATGTTTTAATATCAGATCAATCTGTTTATGGAGTTTGTTCAGTATCGTATAGTGCGCCTTATCAAGTCGTTCATTACATACCCCAGTTTACACAGACAACGACAGGTGCGGCTGGTGTGTATGGTGGGATATTTGGATTGGGAAGTATATTTGCTTACAACGAGCAAGCGGTTGAAGTATTAGAAATGGAACTTGACATTACATCTCCAAAGGATTGGATGGAATATTGTCGAGTAACAAGTAAAATTGTCCTTGATCCACAGGGAGTTTGGGAATTTCCACCAAATTGGGAAAGTACTTACAGATCAAATAAAAATAAAATAGGCGACGAAAGATCAGATTATACAGAAGATGGTTATTTCCCAGCATTACCATATAGTATTGATGCTAACAATTGTTTTGTAGATACGAGAGTTCATCTTATTATAGAAGTTAGTAGCACTGGAACATTACGTTATACTGATTTTAATAATAGTGGAGTTGGATATATTGATTGGGAAGCTCCATATTTTGGTACTGCAAATTATCAACCACAATATATAATTAATTTTGTTACTCCACCTGGCGGTGGCGCTCAAGCATCTAGTGCGCAAGATTTTCTTGATGGTCAAAATCCTCGTATTTGGAATTGGAGAAAAATATTTCTTAATGTTGATAAAACTAAAGTATTAGAAGGTATACTTGAAATATATGATCCTGCTTATGTAGAAAGCTACGGTAATTAACAAATGTGCGTATATAATAAAGAGTATTCTGAGCAATATTCAAGGCCGCGACTATGAGTGGGTTTGGTAAACGGATTGCTTCTGGATTACGTTGGTCGTTTGGTGGTGGTTTTGTTGTATTACCTGCTAATAATGAACATCCTACTGGTGTTCATGCAGATAGCATTTATCAATATTATAAATTACCAGCAGATAATAATAAACCTGAAAATGAAAACTTATTAGATACATTTTATGGAGCTAGAGTTTATTCAGGCGATCCTGATGATTCTATACGTACTACACATGAAGTTTATAAACGATTTGGTAATCAATATTTTTTCAATAACTCAGCGGTTTATTCATGGTGGTTTTCGCCTTTTGGTGACGGCCCTATTTCATTAACTAATTCAGGTTCAAATACCGATCTACTTAATAAAGCAGATTCCTTTTTTTACCGACCTTATTATGATGGTGATACTGGTTTTGTTTATCTTGCTGGTTATGATAGATACGGAGACCCAGAACGCCAAGATGTTCCGTTAGTAATTTATCGTAATGGCAAAGTATTAACTTTTATTGATGTATCGGTAACTGATCTTATTCCTGGATTTGATAACAGTGGATCACTTATTATTAATGGATTCGGTCGTTGTTCTTATGATGGGAAAGAGCGTCTTTTAATTTCATTATTAAATATATACACTTTTCAAACTTTTGGTGAAAATGTATCAGATTTTGAGGCACAGGTAATTTTATTGGCTTATGAAGATCAACAATTATTAGAAGTTAGTTATGTAACTCCAGCAAATATTAATCCACCATCAGATACTGACTATCTTTCTATTTGTACTTGGCCATGGAGATTTAATTCTACTGGAACTGAATGTGCTTCTATAACATTAGAATATAAAAAAACTGGTGTAGGTTCTGGCAATTATTTTA